GTGGAGCGCGTACAGAACAAACTGTCCCTTGCCGACGTGGCGGGCTGGGGATCCGCATGCGTGACGTTTGGTCTGATTCAAGGCGCGCTGTATCTTCGCGCGTACTGGACTCAATTCGGCCTGGACCCGTTCCAGTTCGTTGCAGTCGGCGAATTGGCACTGACCGGCCTTACAAGTATCGGCACGGTACTCGCCTTGATGCTGGGTGCCTTGTTGTTTGGGGGCTGGCTGGAGGGAAAGGTCACTGGCGTCAATACGGTGCGCAATCGGCTTGTATGGCTCGCGCCGGCTCTTTTCTTCGCTGGACTGGGCGCAATAATCTGGTGGGCCAGCGCGTGGGTTCTGATGATTGGCGTGGCGTTGACGATTGGGTGTCTGCTTGTGGTGACGCTATCGCCGGTCGTGCCCGGTGCCGTCAAGGATTCACCATGGCTGGTGTACATCGTAACGATGCTGGTCTATGTATCGATCGCGTCAAGCTGGCTGGGAAGCGAACGCGCACGTGCCATCATTGATGGGAATGGCAAACATCTTGCAACTGTGATCATCGATAGCGAGACTCTCAGTGATCTCAATCTGGTTGGCCGTCTGGGTGATACGTACGCACTGTGGGATCCTGCGCGGAAGACCGCCGTTTTGATACCCGTCGGCGATGTCAAAAAGCTGGAGACAACGCGGAAGCGGTCAGCGCCCACATCAAGCGTGCACTAGGCTGCGCAGCCTCAGATCCAGTGAGCGCTCGTTTTGCGCAAGCTCGCGCATCCGACGCACCTATCCCAGACAGGGTTGCAGAACCCCGAACCACGCCGGCCTCAGGACTGGCTCTATGCGGCCATTCCTCGGCGACAGGGTGTCCAAAAATTGGCGAATTCTTTCCTCGCCGACCTCGTCTTTCATGTAGCGGAACTCATTTTGGCTCATCGCATCAAGCGTGCCGTCATCAATGACGGCTCGGGCATACTTTTGACCCGCCGATGAAGCAAAGAACGCGTCCAGTACCGGAATGTCAGCGGCAGGAATTTCCTTCGCTATGAGCTTCTGGTAAGTCGGTATGATCTTGTCAGTCGACAGATTCCGGATGCATCGCTGCTTCGTATCGCTCCCACCGTTAATGACGCCAGCCCCGCGCACAAAGACCGACAACTGCACGCGTGCCATCGCCCGTGCCGCCGCTCCCTCCGTCGAGGCCTCCGTCACCGGTGTCAGTTCGTCCGTGGCCATCGCGCCCACCGGCAGGATCACTGCCGCACACATCGCCACACGCAGCCACTGCTTCATCGCCACCCCCAATATGGAAGCCGGATCGTAAGGCCTGTGTGTATGGCCGCACAACTCAGACACCACGCCGGGCGATTGGGAGCCTTGCCCGAGTCGCCTCAAGCATGGATCGTGGGGCAGGTTTTGCGGCGCAGTGCATCCTGGAGGGTAGTGATCGCGTCGGCCGCTGTCGGGCTTCTTCCATCATCAGCCGCCATTCCCGTGCAATCTTCCAGGTCAGCGACCCTAAGGGCCGGTTAGGTTGATGCGGTCGTGCGTATCCATGAAACCACCTGCGTCTTCATCGGCCAGACCGAAGCGCCGCTCTCGGTCATGCTGCAATCTCGTCCTTGTTGAGCGTGCGCGAGGGGAAGCAAGAGCCGATCCAGAGCTTGAGCCAGCGCTAGCCGGGGCCAACGAACCGTGCCAGACGCGCCATATGACATTTCGCATAATGTATATTATGTAAGGCTGTGGCTGGCACGGCTGGCACGGCTGGCACGGATGTTGCCTCTGCCTTGGGTCCCACAAGTCAGATGGAGCCTGACCCATGCGTGATCGCAAGTTGACCGGCCCTTGGGCCGGTTTTTCGTTCAAGGGTGGCCGACTGGTGACCCCCGAGGGCCGCGAGCTCCTGCCGGAGGATCTGGCCTGGCTGTCGTTGACTGCCTGCATTGCGCAGGAATGGCGGGCCATGATGGCAGACACACGCCGCGGCTATGAGCCGAAGGACCGCCACGGAAAGCCTTGCAGCAGTAGTCGTTCGGGAAAGGCGGTTCCGATCGGGCGACGCGCGGCCGTGGTCCACCTGCGGGACTACGTGAGGCGGACATACGAACAGCGGTTGTCCGTGGGTGATCCCGGTGCCGGTGCCGCAGCAGCTTCAGCTGGCCAGCTGGAACCGGGGCGGAAGTCTGGCCAGCGCGTGTGAGGCGTCATCCGTAGGGGCGAAGCCCCTACACCCCGATCATGAGCCGCTGTAGCGATTCTGGACAGACTCAGGGAACGAGCCTACGGCCCGCTCACGCGCAGGGATCGTACCTCCGGTGATGCCGGTATCGGAACCGCTCGAAACGGGCTGGGCGACGTGCTGGGGCGGTGCAGACACGGTGGAGAACTCACGCTGGGTCTTGTACGGGTTGTAGACCGGCCCATTACGCGCCAGCGTGCGGCACTCAGGCTGCGACAGCTCGTAGCGGGTGCCCTGCTCTGTCATGCACGTACAGGAGGCCTCTGAGCGGTTCCCGTGGCCGTCAAGGCCCTCCATGCTGGACATGCAAATTAGCTGAGGGTCAGTGGTGGTTGCGCGTTGGTCATAGATGGGAGCAGTCCAGGGCATGGTGCCGATTCGCGGTAGGTGCGCCTTGGCGTAGTCCGCAGGGGTGGCGTAGGTGACTGGCGCGCCCGCGCCCGCCCCCGCTCCGCTAGCGGCAGGCCCAGACGCGCCAGTCCCGGCAGAGTGGATGGCGGAAGCGGCCGGCGCATACTGCGCGATCTTCTTCTGGAAGTGCCAGCGAAGGATCAGGAGAAGGCACAAAACGGTGGCGATTCCGACAAGGAGCCACCGCATCCACATGGGCATGGTGCGCTTGGTGGTAACAAGCGTGGTGCTGGTGTAGTAGTCGAAAACGTACTTGGGGCGCACCCAGTCGACCACGTCAGTGCACTGCACCTGCACGTTGTTCTGGTACTGATTCCATCGCTTGAGCTTGGTCTTACTGCGCATGATCGAGGTCTGCCGAACATGCACGTGTTCCTCATACAAGCCGCGCAGGAACGGATCAAGCTGCAAGCCCTGCTGCGCGATCATGATGAAGTCGAAGCCGCGATGACGATGAGTTGCCATTGCCTGCACATGCGGAGGCACCGCCGCACCCGGGTTGCGATTGGGAAACACGGTGTAGCACTCATCCAGCAGGATGACCGCACCATCGGGCAGCTGCTGCCACAGCTTGGGGTCTTCAAGATAGGTCCACTTGGCCTTGTCGAAGTCAAGATCCTTGACGCCGTGAGCATAGATGGCCCTGCCCTCCTTCTGGAATTTGAACGCTTTGTCCAGGGCGTAGGCAGTCTTTCCGTGGCCGGGCTGGCCTGTTACGAGATACAGCGCCATTACTTAGTCTCCAGTTTGCTGAGGACAGCCTTTTGAGTGCGACCGGCGATCCACGCAGAGAGCAGCATGGTTATCGCGATGCCGATTCCAGTTGCACCCCAATAAGCCTGAAGGATGGGCGGAAGCTGGCCGTACTGACTTTCAACGAAGCTCTTGAGGGCTGGCATGGCGACCTCATGCGTCACGAAACCGATGCCGAGGGCAAGAAGGACGCGGCCGATGATGCCCGGCAGGTACTGCCGCAGGGCTGAAATGAGCATGGCCACGAGGGCCAAGATGATCTGAGGCATCAGTTACCTCCACGGGCAAGGATGATTGCGGACGCAGCCGCAGCCATCGTGACGATCACGGCTCTGATCCATGCGATGTACTGGCAGAAGAAGGCGGGGGGCGACGCCAGCGTTGCGAGGAAGCCCGACGACATACCTGTGCCACCGCCTGCTGGTGCGAAACCCACACAGGAACCGCCGCCGCCGATACCCGACTGGTCTAAGTCGGCAATGCCGACCTTCTTGGTAGTCAGCACCTTCGTGTCATCAGGCGAGGCGCCCACGCCGGGATCGGTGGACATGCCACCCACCTTGGTCCACTCAGGTTGGCCGCTAGCGCTGCCCTGACCCGCGAGCTTCTCCACAGCGCATGCGGTACGCCACTGCATCAGGAGGCCGCTGTACTCCACCGCGTCGCACTTCTCACCGGTACACACCGGCATCGCGGCACACGAGCCACCGGCGATGTTGCGATTCTTACGGGTGTTGCAGTCGATGCGCCATTGAATGCGGGTCATGCCGCAGAGGATGGGCGACCCGCTGCACGACGGAGGTGCGCTGCAATCGTCGCCACCACCGAAACTTTCCTTGATCTTTTCACCATCGGGACCTTCGCCCTCTTCCTCGCCCTCATCAGGCTCGCCATCGTTGTTGCTGTCGCGCTTGCACGTGCCGTCCTTGCCCCGCGCCTCGCCTGCCGCACACTGACCTTCGCCGGGCAGGCACTTGCCGTCAGGCGACTTGACCTGGCCCGCCGGGCATTCGTTATCTTTGTTCTTGCAGGTGCCGTCAGCCTGCTGGGCCATGCCATCCGGGCATGGCTCTGGCGCGCACTTTCCCAGCGAATTTGGACGGGTGCCACCTGGGCATTTGCCTTGAGGCGGCTCGCAAACCTTGAGAAGGGCGTTCCAGTAGTAACCGTCGCCCATGAGTGAGCAGTTCTTTTCCTCGTCAGGCGGACAGGTCATTCCGGTGGGAGTGAACGTCATGCTGCCATCTGAATTTGAACTCCACATGCCGTCACAGCCCTTTCTGCAGCCAATGCTGCCATTGCGTGCAGATCCACCCGATGACCATGGCCCGGTGCCGGTGTAGTTGCCCTGAGCGGCGCAGCTGTTCTCGCGGGGATAGCTGTGGAAATAGTCCGCGCAATCGCCGGATGCCCAGTCATTGGCAGTGGGGCTGCTCCTGTACTCGAAGCGGCAGCGATAGCCGGGCGTGGGTGTAGTCGGATTGATTAGGGGGCATGCGCTAACAGGAGCGCGCCTCCTGCCATCATCGCCTCTTGAAACTTCGCGTTGCATTTCTGCCATGCAGCCAGAGAACGCAGACCCCTGATCAGGATAGGTGCTTGCCTCCGCAGCTGACATGACAGCCATGCCTAGTGCAAGTCCGATCAGAGCGAGCGCAGCACGGCGGACAATGGCATGAGCGAAAACGCGGGCAAGCCAAAGCGTCAGCTGTCCAGTGCAAGCCATATCGCCCCCAGCATGCCAATCATCACGAAATATCCTGCATAGGCCATTGCAATTCCCCTTGCAAAAAAAGGGGCGGGTTACCCCGCCCCTACGGTCGACCTGGACTCAGCCGCCAGCGGTCTTGCGACCGGCGCGGATCAGGAAGATGACACCGCTGACCCCCAGCACGGCCACGCCGATGAGCATGAGCTCGGACTTGTCCATGCCGCTGGTGGCAGCCTCGGCCAGCTCGCCAGCGAACGCCGGACCGGTCATGGCTGCGGTCATGGCGACGGCGGACGCCGCAGCCAGCTTGCTGCGCAGGTTGAACTTCTTGGCAACGTTGAACTTCTTCATGGCTCTACTCTCTCTCACAGTGGGATTAACCGCCTGAAACCCGGCGTGCTTGCCGGATCATGTAGCCGACCCCCCACATGCCAGCGATTGCCGCTGACAGTGCGAGGCCTTCGGAAACGTCGATGGGCGGAAGTAGCATCGGCGCTGGACCATAGAAGGGGTACGCGCACTGACCAGTTGAGGCGTCGAAATCCGCCTGTTTGCAGTACACGGTCAACACGGTCTCTTCCATGGGAACTCCTGTGGCCGACGCCCGCGCTAAAGCACGGTCGTCGGCGGTGATGGATTACTTGGCGGCCGGGGCGGAGGCAGCCGGCTGCGCGGGGACAAGGACGACGCGGCGGCCGACTTCGAGGTTCTCGAAATTGCCGACCTTGAAGCTGGCAGCGTCAACGAGGTACTCGCCAGCCGGGTAAGGCGCTTGCGTGTCATCAAGCGTCAGACGGAACGGGTGCGGGAAGTCTTCACCATCCTTAAGGATGGCCGCAGACTGCTCACGAAACACCATCTTGGTGCCGTTCTTGGTGGTGATTTCGCGGGGCGTGACGGTGGTGCTGCGAACGAGGATCTTGCTCATGCGGGTATCTCCAATTTCCATACGATGATCCGGCCCCTGTCTGTGATGACCTTCCACGGCGAGGGCCAGAATTCGCCGGTGATCTTGTCCACGTAGCCCCCGAGGGCCTTGCGGATGTCGGCTATCGCGCCGAGAACGTCACGCGCTGCCTTGGGTGCTTTCCACCAACGCAGTTCGCGCTTTGATTCGTTGTCCAGGCCACCGACAGCGTGCGTGCGGAATCCCTTGGGAAACGCTGCTGCCATGTCGGGGACGAACTTGCTTGCGTACTTGGCGAGATAGCCAACCGCGTTGCGCGCCTTCTCGATCTTTGTGTGACCGTGCGGCCACCACCCTGCCCTGTCGGCCTTAGGGATGAAGATTCCACGGGGAATCCAGATCAGAACGTGGTAATGGGGCACACCGGCTTTAGTGAGTTCACCGACCCAGAGGTAACGGAAACGCGGACGGTATCCCCGGTAGCGAAGTCGGACAGCTCGATTGAAGAAGCCCCGGATGCGCTTAAGTGTCTCGCTAATGTCACGAGGGCCAACGTCACCTCCGTTTCGGTAAGTCGTGGTGAGCATGTACCACGCTCCACGGAACGACCCTTGTTTCGCCTCTTGGTCATGAAGACGTGCTCCGGTAATCACTGACTTTTTCAAACGCAGCGCCCGAATATGGTTCGGGTCGAGCGTGAGTGACACGCGTCGCGTGTCACTTGTTGAAGAATGGACAAGCCCAAGGCGTCGGCCTCCGGCCGCCGCTGAAAATCCGTGCTGCTGCACCTTGGTCGCGGCCATTTCAGTGCGACGCGCAGCGGCGTGCAGGACGCCCATGGATGCGTCAAACGCGACGACGGCAGGGGCGGCCTGAGGGGGTGCGGCGTCAAGCTTGATGCGGGCGTTCTTGCCCGTGCAGCCTGCGCACAGGCCACCGGGAAAGAAGTAAGACGTGGCGTCGCCGCAAAAGGCGCATGTGGTCCGGCTCATTCGTCGTCACCCTGGAAGAAGGCGACAAGCAGCCAGTAGACGGCAGTGCCCCAGAGGCCAACGAGGAGGATTGCGATCAGTTCGTTCATTCGAACGGACCCCGGCCACTACGCACGTACTTGAACCACCAGAAGATCGCGGCAAGCGCAATGGGCACGAGGAAGATCATCGGCGCACCTCGGCGGATGCCTGGGCGACGAATGCGGCATCACGGATTGCGCGCGCCCTGCCCTGCTCGCGGCGGTCGATGATCCAGTTGCCAAGCCGCACAACGCCGAAGGCGATGCACATGCAGGCAGCGATCAGGGAGACGATGCAGGCGACGGCGCTCATTGCGAGACGCCGGAGAAAGTGTCAGGTGCCGAATTCCGAGAATGCGTAAGGAAATCGGGAGTCGCGCATATCGACCATCGCGCGTACAGGCCGGCAAACCAACCCGCTGAATCAACAGCCACCTGACCGCGCAAGTTTGCCACGGAAGTCATTCCGTGTGGCCAGAGGCCAGCCTTGTCGAGGTGGGGAATGTGGTTGCCGCGCGGCAGGTCGATCAGCACGACCCAGTACGGATTGCCTTTGCTGCCCTCCCCCGCCCGAAAGCCACGAAGCGTAGCGGGGACGCCCTTGTCCAGGAGGTGTAGCGACAGCGCACCAAAGAAGTCCATCAGGTGCTGATACGTCAGCACGCCGCCAGCGCGGTACGTGAGAGTGAGTTCCCGAATCATGCCCCTACCCCTGCCCTAGGCCCTAGATCCCCGCCAGCGGCCTAGGGGAGCCGGTGGCGGGAGTGCTTAGGAATCCCTACGCACGGCCGCATGTATAGTTATCCCTGTCCCCACCTGTCAAGGAAAACCTGCCATGCAAGCTGTAAATAATTTGCTTGACACCGTGCGCGAGAAATGCGGGGTCCCGTCAGACAACGCTTTAAGCAAAAAAGTAGGCGTGACCAGAGCGCTGGTCAGCGGGTGGCGCGTTGGCCGTTATCCGGTGCCGGATGAGCGAATTGCGCAGCTTTGCGCGATGGCGAAGCTGGATGCACCCGAATGGTTGGCGCGACTGCACGCAGAGCGGGCGGAGTCGAAGGTCGAGCGCGCCATGTGGTCATCACTGCTGGACCGGTTGAGCGCGGCGGCTGCGGTGGTCGCGCTGGTGTGCGTCACAATGCCAGGCATCGCAAAGGCTGAAACCCTTGCAGCACAAGGCTTTGCGCAGGGTCAAAGTGCAGATTCTGTATATTATGTTAAATGACGGCAGGTAATACCTGAGCCTGCTCAAGCTGGTGCTGGCATCGTTTTTGCCTCTCCGTGGTTCCAAGTACAAAGCGAGCATTGATGCATGTCTCAGTACCTAAGTGGCCCCTTCGCAGGCTGGAGCGTTCGGGGCAAGTACCTTGTCAGCCCAGACGGCGACCGCATGACCCCTGAGCGCATTGTCGGACTGGTATGGCGCGACAAGATGGAACTTAGGCTGGCCCACTACGCCTCCAGACGCAAGGCCGAGGCCGGTAAGGCAATAGCTGGTCGCCGTCAGATGGTCAAGGTCGTTGTCGTGGACCTGGGCGACTTCCGGGAGCGCCACTTCGGGAAGTCTGCTGGCTGAAAGCGACCCCTTAGGGGCGCCGCCCCTACACCCCGGCTAGAATGAGCGCAGGACGCAATCTAGGGGGGATGCATGGAGCGAGAGCGACCGGAGTACCTGCCGCCCATCAAGGGCCGACGCTGGGAGTTTCCTTGGCTGCTGCTGATCGGCATAGCCTTAGCAGCGATCATGGTCGGCGGTGTAAGCATGCTGGCGAAGACCAACGCGGCATGGGCGAAACGATTTGACACCAATGCACGGGTTACAGCTGATAGCGCCGGACAGACGGGGGCGACGCCGGTCGATCCGCCTGTCACCCGCGGAAGGCGGCAGGACGCGAACACGGCAGCACAACGCCAAGAACGAAGAATGCGCGATTCAGATCGGGCAACTCAGAACGAGCGGACGCGCTGCATAAGCGGAACTGTGTTCCGCCGAATCCCCGGAGGCTGGGAGAACGTGCGTGGGATGTCCTGCCAACCTTGATGCGCGCTATCAACCGCCGCCATAACGGTTCTGGGTAGACTCGGGGAACGTGGCCAAAGACCGAGGCGGGACGGAAATCAGGGTGCCGCCGCTGGTGTCGGGTGTAGGTGCGGCCTGCCGGGCTGACGGACGCTCACCAATGCCAGCAGGCTCGGCACCCTGAGGCCCACGTCCACCTTCGGCAATCGGACGACGGTACGGGTTGTAGGCAGGGCCGTAGCGTGCGATTTGGCGGCAAAACGCATCGGGAAGAATGTACTGAGTGGCCTGCTCTGTCAGGTAGCGGCATGACGCCGGTACATGCCCACCTGCCCCATCCAACCCAGGATCGGACGCCATGCAGTAGACCTCAGGCTGCTCCGTGGGGTTAGCCGAATCGAACACCGGGGCTTAAAGGCCGCTTCCGGTCCTGTCGTAGAGCGCCTGGCGTGAGACCTCCACTGCTCACGTCGCTGACTATCCGCAGTTCGTTGCATGGCTGCGTTGGCGCCCGGGGCCACACCGCTGCACGCGACCGTCGATTTCCCCGCATTACCGCACATCGCCGCATCCGCACCGCATTGCGCGTCGTTTCCGCCGATTCCTGCAGGCCGTCCGGTTCCTAGCATCACCGTGAAGCGTGGCCACCCAGGTCGCGCGCCCACGCAGGGGTGCAGTCATGCCGGTTATCTACCAGAACACAACGCTCGGCTGGGACGTCCTTCCCGCGCCTCACGATGACCAGCCCGTACCCGGGCTGGTCATCGGCAAGGGCGGTGAGTCCATTGCCGACAACACCTACGGCATCGAGATCGAGTTCTGCACCCACGACAGCGTGGTGTTCCAGTTCACCCACGTGGAGGCGGCCAGTTTCCACTTCGACGCCGGTGCGCCGTGGAAGCTGGAGTCCGATTCGGACAACATCTTCGAACTGGTCAGCCCGCCACTGACCTTCGACACCCTCGCCCACGCCTACGACTTCAAGGCGCTGCTGGTGGCCGCGCTGCTCAAGTCCATCCGCGAGGCGATGACCGCCGGCATCAACGCGATCCCCTTCGCGCACTGGGCCGATAGCTTCGGCAATATCCTGCTGGGACTGATCCGCAGCCAGATCCAGGCCGGCCTGCTGCGCATGCCATTGCCCACGACGGGGCAGACGCATTGGAGCACCTGGCAGGCGGTGGGCAATGAGCTGGTGGTGGCCAACGTGGACGATGGCATCAACATTCCTGCCGCACGTCTCCTGCACCTGCAGCACCAGGATGACTGGGCGGCATACACGCAGCGCATCATCCTGGCCAGATGCAGCAAATTCTGGTCCGAGGGGTACTCCTCGCAGATGAACCTGCCGATGAGCTTGAACGGCTACTTCCTGTACATGCTGCGAAAGACGCATGACCGGGTATACAGCGCCAGGATCGTCGCGCGCGAAAAGCTGGTCGATGCGCGCGACAACCGCAAGCTCAACGCCTGGTATTGGCGCCATGTGGTGCTGCGCGCATGGTGCGCCTACGTGATCACGCTGGGCGCAACGCCCGGCGCTGACCATCTGCTGCGGGGCGGCCACCTGCCCAAATCCGCGCTGCTCTATCTGGTTGCCGGCAAGGTCCTGACCGGGGCGATGGCCGAGCTTGGCGAGGAACCGCAGATGGCGATGCAGGTGGCCGCCTGGAACGCCAGCTCCACCAGTGCCATCGAGGCCGATGACCCCAAGGTGGCCAACAAGGCATGGGCGCCGTACCACAGTGCGCTCAAGGACCTGACCGGGCTTTGGCTGAAGGCCTCGTTGCTGGACGTGATGCGCACCCAGGATGCCGAGACGTATCGCTGGGCAGTGGAAGACTTGCCTGCGGCCCTGATGCGTACGGACGTATGGGATTTCGCCCTGATGGAGTGGGACATCCTCGACCGGCTGGCGCCGTTGCGCAGCAAGCTGGACTGGGACGACCTGGACGACTTCAGCGTCCGCGCCTTCCGCGCCGTGCTGTGCAGCAAGGCCCAGGAGGTGGCGGTCGGCCTGGCCCATGCGCTGCGGCAGTTGGACCCGCTCGTACAGGGGCCGCCCGACCTGCCCGCGCCCGATCAGCGCCCGTTCCTGCAGCGTGCCGGGGTGCCGATGTGGGAGGCCCGCTACGACACGCTGTACCCCCCGATCATCGTGCCCGGCCAGCCCACCCGCTACCTGGTGGAGCACCGCAACAACTGA